GGTGAGCATAAATAACTTGTTCTATAAGCTTAAATATAGGACCAACAAGACATTTGAATTCGTCTCTACGCGAATTTATACCACGGGGATATTTATACTCTGAATAAGTCTCATCTTTCATGAAGCTCTTACATACATGGTACTTACGATCCCATATATTGTCAACTTTCTCCCAAGCAGCTTTCAACTCACACTTCCTCCAATAAGGATAGTCGGATGCAAGTAGCCATGTGTCTACACTAGTGTCGGATGTATAGTGTAAAGGAGTAAAGTTTGCCCTAACAAATTTACCAACAAACGCTTTCAGTCGGGTCAACTTACTAGCGTCCGGTTCAGGCGGATTGCAAGCAAATCTCTTGCAAACACCAGCAATCATTGTGTATGGATCAGCAGGATCAGGTTCGGGCTGGACAAAGTCTTTTAAATCACAACCTAAACTAACGGCAACAGGTGGACGCACTTCCAAATCGACAGCGCGAACAACACTAAAATAGCAGGATCTCTTGATCTCCGGTATAGGAGGTAGAGGGACTTCCTGAAGCCTGTATCCATAAGCCACAATGCGGTGCAAATTGCTGGTGCCTACTGAAAATCCAAACGCTTCTTCCTCTCAGAAGAGCGCTCTTTCCACAGTACAAAAGCAAGTTCTGCGGTATTTTGGATTATCTCATCGGTAGGACGATACCTTGACACGTTGACTGTCGGGAGGGTCCGGGCACAGTCATATATTCGACCCCAAGTAGTTGCAGCTTGAGCATCAGGACGCATGTTACTGGGTGTGGTTATTTGAGCATAAGTCTCCAACGACACAGTAAGCACCTCATCTTTCTTAAAATTTTGCTCGACCTTAATTTTAGCATAAAGTGGATCAATATGCTTCATTGGCATCCTTTGAGCTTCATCGGATCTTAGGTCTACGTGTTCTTCGCCTGTATATTCAAGAAAAGTATAATGCGCGGCTGGCTTAGTAAAACCATGTGTAACACCATCGCAAATTCCTAATACTCCCAAGGTAGATAATAGGCCTCTAGTTTTCACATTATCACCAGTGAAAAAGGAACCGACAATAGCAACAGAGCCGGCCGTAAAAGACAACAACGATCTCCAATTCCAGGCCTTACCAGACTTGATATCTATACGAGATATTTCCTCTCTCGCACGTGTCATGTCTACCCCTCTATTGGTATCAATCGCTTTAACAGTCTCAGAGATTTCATGTTTTAATATGGTGTTTTCAGCCTCTACTTTTCGTACAAGACCTACTAGCTCCACATTCTGCTTCCCTAACTCTCTATTTACATCTCGGAATGCAGAAACATCAGTTACAGCTTCTTTTAATGCAACATTAGTAACTGAACGTGAACCGTTCTTCCCACCTTTAGCAGCGCGGGGACCAGATTTACCCATCTTACACATCCTTGCAATGTGACCTGTCTTATGACAGTTATGACAGATTGTAGTTTCTCTGGTATTATCAAAACCGAATTTTGGCTCGGACACCTCAGATCTTTCTTTTTGTTTCAAGCCCTTATCTGTAGAGGCTCTAATTTTGTCCGCCAAAAGTTTTGGATCAAGGTCACTTCCTTGTGAGAAATGAGTCTTGCTAGACATTTTTGACAATGACATGATTGTTTCGTAATCGACGTCGCTTTTATAACTCCTTAATCAACGTAAAGCTGATATGGCTAATGTTTGGAAAGCGATAAATAAAC